CTGCTGATTATTATCATGGGCCTATTCGTAATAAGAGAACAGGGAAGAAAATGCTCTGGCAGGAAACACATCCTGACCCAAGGAAATCTGAAGATGCTAATGGTATAGCAGGAGATAAGGTTGCTGCCGGATTCAACGTAAATGGCAAACATGAAGCAGGGAAAGCCGTAATAGGCCGAATTGCTTCTACAGATCAGCTTATCTATTCGGATGAACCCAAATGGGAAAGGGCATGTGACTTGGAATGGGGACCTAATCATAAGGATTTGCCCCATGGTAGTGATGAATGGGAAAGAGACGAAGCATGTTTCGGGGATTTAGATAAAATGGTCGTCCCTAATAACCATATCATTGAGCATGATCCCAATGACGTGATGAAAGTCGGGCAAACATGGGAATGGATGGACGATGATGAAACTACGAGTTGGGCCTGTAAGATGGTCAAAATAGACACCGTAGGATGGGGTCCATTCAAGGAACCCGTGGTATTGTCCAAACCCACAACTGATAAACGTCCTGATCAGTTTCGTGGAGCAGATTTGGTTCATAAGGAACCTACTTATAGTTTGATCCGCTATACAAGGACACCTGCCTTATTCGGCTTACCAGTTTGGTTTTCAAAAACCATTGATTTGGTCGTTTCGGAAGAAGTCGCATACAAGTGCTAACAGCAAGTAATGTAAATTACTCTTTGAGCCATGATGCGATATTTAACCGGATAACACAGGCAGCTAAGACGGTATCTAAAGTCAATGAGGACAGATACATGGTCTTGAATGGGTATTTCCCCCGTAATGATACGATTATCTTCGCTAATAACATTGCAAAATGTTATTTCTGGGATCGAAGAGAGTTGAAATCCGGGGTGGATTTTACCAAATGCCAAGACATAACGACACCAAAGTAGTGAGCTTCGGATATCGAAGCTCAGAAGTGACTCTGCCACCAGCTCCTAGTATCAAAGACAATACTAGTATTAAGATGAGTGAGTATAGGGTGGAGAGTATCACTAGACCGGTCGTTAGATCGAGTCTTGGATGTCATGTACTTGGCGCGGCAAATCCGCATCCAGATCCATTGGATTTGGACACTATGTTAGATGGTGCAAGCCGCCGATTTGCTCGCGAGCCTCCTAAGCCGGATAAGGCTAAAATGGAAAGGCTCCGCAAATTTGTGCGGAAATGGTTGGAGAACAATATGACTCCGTTGTCGGCTGATTCGGATACAAGTTTTGAAACTTGGATCAGATCGACGCCTTATCCTTTGTGGAAAAAAGAAGCACTCCGTAAAGTTTACGAGGAAACACAGACAGAAGTTACAGAAAGAACAGTTTGTGGGCATCCTGAAGAGCTTAATGATGGTGAATATGTTCCTGTTAATAAACATTGTAAGGTGAATTCTTTTCAAAAAGATGAAACTTATCCGACCTATAAAGCGGCACGTGCGATTAATTCTCGCGCAGATGCTTTTAAAGTTAGAGTTGGACCTGTGTTTAAATTGATTGAGAAAGAATTATTTTCTAAGGAATATTTTATTAAGCATACGCCAGTAGACCAGCGTGCGGAGGAGATTAAGAGGGAGTTGACTCAAGAGAATTCTAAAATAATTGGTACAGATTATACTGCCTTTGAAGCTTTATTTACCAAAGAATTCATGGAAACAGTTGAGTTTCAACTATATCAATATATGACGACGGAGATTGAGGATCAGGAATGGTACAAAATAGTATCACATGCTCTCTCTGGGGAAAATCACTGCCAATTTAGGAATAAATTTACTATGGTAGTCGATGCAACGCGAATGTCCGGCG